AAAAAGCACAATCTGTTGCTGGCACAGATGAAGCTTTAACAATCACAACTCATATCCTTTGTCAGGTTGCAGAGCTTGAAGATGGTAGCAAAGCTTTTAATATGGCAGATGCAGAAGATTTGCATAGGTTTATTCCAGAGAATGTTTTGAATGATATTGAATTATTTTTGTTTAATTTAAGTACAGATATTAAATCAGCAAAAAACGAATAAAAGGGGATAACTGGCTAAACTTTGAGTTTTTCCTAGCAACAGAACTTGGTAAGACATTGCAAGAATTAAGAATGTCTATAACGGAGGAAGAGTTAATATATTGGGCTGCATATTATTAAGAATGATAGGGAGAAACAAGAAATGCAACGACAAAAAGCCAAATCAAGGTAATATATAATAAAGGTTATTTGTTTCTGTGGCACAATCGACAGTAAAATTAATAGTTGACGCACAGAACGCAATCGTACCATTAAAAAGAGTTAATGAACAAACAAAAGCTTTAAGTAGTAGCACAGATAAATTAAAAGGCAGACTTGATAGGAGTAATAGATCACTTAAAAACACAGGCAGTGCAGCTAAGACCGCAAGTGCTGGTGTTGGAACTTTAGTTGGTGCATTGAAGCCACTGTTGGCAGCATTAGCTGTTGTACAGTCTGCAAAATTTGTATTATTTCAAACAGCACAGTTAGAAACTCAAACAAAAGCTTTAGAAAATTTCACAGGAAGTGCTGAAAAGGCACAAGAAATTGTTCAAGAAATCAAAGAATTTGGAGCTGTTACCCCTTTTAAATCTTCTCAATTAATAGAAGTTACAAGAAAATTAAAAGCTTTTGGTTTTGAAACAGAAAAAGTAGTAGATATGACAAAAAGAATTGCAGATATTGCTGGAACTGCTGGAGCAGATATAGATCGTGTTGCATTTGCGATTGGTAAAGTCCAAGCAAAAAATAAATTTATGCAAGAGGAAAACATGATGCTATTAGAAAAAGGAGTAAATATTCAAAAAGAATTACAAGAGGTGACAGGCCTTACAGGTGACGAACTTGCAAAAGCCATGAGTAAGGGAGAAGTAGGTGCAGACAAATTTGTTCAAGCTTTAGTAAAAGCCACAAGTGTGGGAGGTCAATTTTTTGAAGGTGCTGTAAATCAAAGTGATACTTTAGCTGGTAAATTTAGCACCTTAGTTGATAATGTTGAAACCTTTGCACAGAATTTAGGAAAGATTTTTGAAGATCCATTAAAAGAGATTCTTGATATGTTAAACCAAGTGGCTAGTGAATTTAATAAATTATTTTCTATGTTAAGTGATACTCAAATTGGAGCATCAAATAGAAATGTAGGCTCTGCTGTTTTCAAAGCTCGTCTTGGTATGCAAGCTGATGCAGTCGCAGATATTGAGAAAGCTGTTAACCTTTTAGACCCTTCTTTTGTAAAAACAGAAAAAGATGCGGCTAAATTGGCTGCACAAGTTGAAAGAATACAAAAAGCAATAACTTTAATTCAAGGGCCAGACAGTCTAGAAGTTTTAGATAAAAGAGGTTTAGCAGATCCATTAATTGACGCTTCTTTAAAATTAGGTGATATAAATAAACAGGCTCGCCAAAACGTGAAGGCTCAAAAACAGTTAACAATAGAAACTAAAAAAACTAAAGATAATACTGAAAAAACAACACTTGCTTTTAAAGAAATAATGACTCCGACTGATCTTTTAAATGCAAATCTTGGCAAAACTAATCTTTTTGTTAAAAAAATTGATAAAAATATTTTTGGAGTTGAAACAACGTCTTCAGACTTAGCTAATAATTTTGCAAATATAAATTCTTCTTTAGCAAATAATGTTTCTATTTCAGATTTATTTAATCAAGGTTTAGGTCAAACAAGTTTTTTAGTTAAAGACCTATCTTTAGGAACAGATAAATTCTCAAATTTGCTAGAAAATGTTAAAAGTGATGCGGATCAACTAAAAGAAAAGTTTATGGAGATTGGTCAAGGTATAGAACAAGGAATTGTTTCTAACCTTACTGATGCAGTGATGGGAACACAAACACTTGCACAAGCAGCAGTAAATGTACTAAATCAACTAAAAAGAAAGCTTGTAGAGGTTGCAATACAAAGGGCTGTTTCTGGAATAGGAAGCTTTATTGGAGGTGCATTAGGTGGCATATTTGGTGGAGGAAGTTCTGTAAATCAATTTGTAGGAAGAGCTAGTGCTGCTGCTTTTAGAGCAAATGGTGGCCCTGTTTCTGCTGGTGGTGCTTTTGTAGTTGGTGAGAAAGGCCCAGAATTATTACAGATGGGTTCAAGAGGTGGCAATATTATTCCAAATAATCAACTTGGAGGTAGTACAACAAATATTGTCAATGTTTCCGTTGATGCGTCTGGTTCAACTGTATCTGGCAACACACCAGATGCACAGCAACTAGGAAATCTTATAGGAGCAGCTATTCAAGAAAGATTAATTAAAGAAAAACGATCAGGAGGTTTATTAAGTAGGTAATGGCAACTTTTCCAAGCATCTCACCGACATACGGGACGAGAAAAAACAGCAATCCAAATACTAAAGTTATAAAACTTGGTGATGGCTATGAACACAGATTAATTTTTGGTTTAAATCAAAATCCTAAAACCATTGATCTAACCTTTGTAGTATCTGAAACTGATGCAGATACGATAGAAACATTTTTAGATGCTAGAGCTTTAGATAAAGCAAGCTTTACATTTACCCCCCCAGCCGAATCAAGTTCATCACAATTTGTTTGTGAATCTTGGTCTAAATCAATACCATATAATGAAAGGGCAGTTATTACAACAACTTTTAGAGAAGTATTTGAACCCTAATGCCAATACCAGTCTCAGAATTACAAAAAATAAATCCAAGTTCTGTTATAGAACTTTTTACTTTGACTCTTGATAATACCCTTCATGGATCAACTGCTGTTCAGCGTTTCCATGCTGGCTCTAACAGCTTAAATAATGGAGATGTTATATGGCAAGGTAATACATATACAAAATTGCCATGTCAGGCTGAAGGTTTTGAATTTGATGGGGCTGGTGGTGCTATCCCTAGACCAACTTTTACAATATCAAATGTATTAGGGACTATAACTGCTCTTTTTGCCACTGTTAATGCTGTTACTGCAAATAATGATCTTAATGGTGCAAAGTTTACAAGGATAAGAACTCTTGCAAGATTTTTAGATGCTGCAAACTTTACTGGCAACACAAATCCATTTGGAACACCTGACACAACTCAAGAACTACCTCAAGAGATTTATTTTATTGATAGAAAAGTTATTGAAAATAGAGAAATTGTGCAGTTTGAACTTGCATCTGAACTTGATCTTGTTAATTTACGTTTACCTAAAAGAGTTGCTACAAGGGATCTTTTCCCTCGTATTGGTACGTTTATTAATCAATGACATGGCAAGAAGATGCTTTTGTTCATGCAGAACAGCAAGCACCAAGAGAATCATGTGGCCTGCTTGTTAATTATTTAAATGAAGATAAATATATTCCTTGTAAAAATTTAGCTTTACATGATGATTTGCAGTTTTTGTTAGACCCTTTGGATTGGGCTGATACGGAAGATAAATATGGCAAAATCCATGCTGTAATACATTCACATCCGATTGGCACAGAGCATCCTAGTGAAGCAGATGTTATAAGTTGTAAACGATCCAATAGAACTTGGTATATTATTGGACTAAAGACAAAAAGATGGTTTAAATTTAATCCAACAGATAAAATAGAAACATCACAGAGAGATCCATGCTTAAGACAGTAAAACTTTATGGTGATCTGGCTGAGTTTGTAGGATGGAAGGAACAGAAGGCAGAAGTTAGAAATACTGTCGATGTTATGCGATTCTTGCGTTGTAACCATCCAGAGTTAGAAACATACATGATAGATAAATTTTATAAAGTAGATATTGGTGGCTATAACGTAACAGAAGAAAATATGCTTGACCCGATAGCAGAAGAAATTAAAATAATACCAGTTATTGAAGGAAAAATATTTGGAATAATAGCTGGTATTGGTTTGTTATTTGGTGGTGCAGCATTACCAACAGCAGGCTTACTTGGTTTTATTGGTACGGCAGCAACAGCTATAGGAACTTCTTTAATTATTAATGATGTAACTAATTATTTAACACCAAAGCCAAAAGGACTTTCATCTCTAGAACCAGAAGATGCTACTGTTAACTTTGCCTTTAGTGGGGTCACAAACGTCTCGAGGGCTGGTGTTGCACTGCCTCTTGTTTATGGAGAAATCTTTGTTGGAAGTATAAATGTATCAAATGGAATTGATACAGACCAGATTGAGGTTTCTGTTTAATGACAAGTTCTCTACCTGATGACTTATTTGAAGATTTTAGTAATGACTTTACAAGACATTATTTTGGAGAAATTTCAGACAAGCAGCTAGATAGTTTTTTAAGAGTAGATGGTACAAGCGGTTTAGGCAATGATATTAGATTTGATGCAGCAGGTAAATTAGTTGAAATAGATGGTGTTATTGTTGAAACTGCGTCATACAGTCAAACGGGAACTACTGCAACAATTACACAAGCTGGCGATCAAGATATAGCTGTTGGTGATGTTCTAAATTTAATTTTCAATGTTGGTTCAGCTACTGAAGTCAGACAAGAATTAGCGGTAGCCTCTGTTATTTCAGAGACTTCATTTACAGTTACAAGACCATCATCAGAAACTGTCTTAGCTGAAGTGGTTAGTTTTTACAAAGAAGATGTACCTCAAAGTGGTAATTATTCTCAATCAGCAAATACTATTACTATCACTCACAGTGGAGCAGAAACATTAGCTGTTGGTGATGTCATTGACCTAAATGTCACCTCTGGTTCTGGTACAACAGAAAACGTAACTGTCACCTCTGTCACCTCTTCAACAGAATTTAAAGTTGCAAGTAGTACTTCTGTTTCCACATCAGGTAATGCTACATTTACAAAACAGAATAAAGATGCGATAGCAAGAGGTAATGTTGATGGTATTAGCACCACAACAGATTCGATATTATCTAGTAAACAATCAAACGATCTAATAGATGTATTGTCAGAAGGTGAAATAACTGGTTTTAAATCAGCTATAGAAGCTAATCTTACACAAGGTACAAATAAATATGACATTGCATCATTAAAAGATGTATTCCTTAATGGAACTCAAGTACTTAAAAAATCAGCAGATATAAATAACCTTACTGAAGGAGATTTTAACTTTATAAGAGAAGATATAAGTTTTGAGTCTAGATTTGGAACATCTAACCAAACCGCATTAAATACGATTAATGAAATAGAATCTGAGACTGGTGTAGGTGTTGAGGTAACAAAAGCAAGTCCTGTTTCAAGATCCATTTCAAGTCAAATAGATAAATTAAGAATAACTATTGCTTTTCCAACATTACAAAAATTTAATACAGAAACAGGTGAAACAAATGGAACCCAAGTTAACTTATCAATAAAAATTACAGAAAATAATGGTACAGAACATAGAGTTATTAAAGGGACAAAAGGTGCTGTAATCGGTAAAACAAATACACAGTATTTTAGAGATTATATTATTACAGGTCTATCAAATCTAAACTATCCAATAACCGCTACTGTTACTAGAGTCACTAATGATTCTACTGATACTAATTTACAGAATAAGTTTAGTTGGTCATCTTTTACAGAAATAACAGCAGAACAGAGAGCCTACCCTAATATTGCTCATGTTGGATTACGCTTTAATGCAGAATCTTTCAGATCAATTCCAACAAGAACATACAGAATCAGAGGAATAAAAGTAAAAATTCCACATAATGCAACTGTAAGATCTGATGGCAGTTTATCTTTCAGTGGTAGTTTCAACGGCACGTTAAAAACAGACAAGGAGTACACAAACGATCCCGCTTGGGTTCTATATGATGTTCTTACGAACACCCGTTACGGAGCGTCCATACCAGAAACATCTATAGATAAGTTTGCGTTCTATTCTGCTTCTGAATACAACTCAACTCAAATAGATGATGGCTCTGGAACAGGAACAACCGAAGCTAGATTTAGTTGTAATGTAAATATCAACAATCAGAAAGACGCATTTGAATTGATACAGGACATTTGTTCAGTGATGCGTGTGCAAGCTTTTTATGAAGCTGGCAGCATTTCAATTTCACAAGATAGACCCTCTTCATCTGTCTATACATTTAATAATTCAAATGTATTAGAGGGTGGTTTTTCATATAGTAATCAAAGTCAGAAAGCTAAATATACAAGAATTAATGTAGGTTTTTTTGATATGACAACCCAAGCTATTGATTATGAAACAGTAGATGACACAACAGCACAGTCAAGGTATGGAATAAAAACACAAACTATAAAAGCCTTTGGAACAACTTCAAGAGGTCAAGCTTCAAGAATGGCAAAATGGTTATTGTTTAATCAAAATAATTCATCTGAAATAGTAAACTTTAGTATTACTGCTGAGGCTGGTGTTTTAGTAAGACCAAATCAAGTTATTTCAATAGCTGATGAAGTTAAGCAAGGAGTGAGAAGAGGAGGAAGAATAAAAACAGGTATAAGTACAACTCAAATACAAGTTGATGATACGGCATCAACTGACCTTGTAACTTCTAATAGTGCAAAATTATCGGTAATCTTATCTGATGGAACGCTAGAAACTAGAGATATATCTGCAATTAGTTCTGCTACTGTTACTGTTTCCTCTGCCTTCTCATCCGTGCCACAAGCTAACAGTGTTTGGGTTATAGAAAATACAACATTAGAACCAACAACATGGAGAGTTGTAAACGTACAGGAACAGGAAAATCTTACATTCAGTATCACGGCAGCATCACATAACAGTGGTAAATATGCTTTTGTTGAAGATGGCACTGCCTTGCCAACAAAAAGATTTTCTTTAATTATTCAAAAATTACCTGCTCCACAAAATTTAACTGCTACTGAATCAATAGTTGTTATTAATAACAAGGCAGTTGCAAGATTATCTATTTCATACGCTGCTGTAAAAGGTGCAATAGGTTATTATTTGCAATACAAATTTGAAAATGGTAATTTTATTAATCAACAAGTTAAAGGCACTGACTTTGATATTGATAATATTAATAGCGGAAGGTTTGTAATTCGAGTTTCCTCTATAAATACAATCAATAAATTAAGTGAAAGGGCAAACGAAATTACTTTTAATGCCATCGGTAAAACAGCTTTACCTGATGATGTACAAAATGTACAAATAGAACCTTTATCAGATCAGTTTGTACGACTACGTTTTGATAAATCAACTTCGGTTGATGTGGTGCATGGTGGGAACGTGGTTATTCGTAGTTCAAACTTAACAACAGGTGCAACTTTTACAAATGCTGTTGACGTAGTGCCAGAACTTTCTGGAAATATCAGCGAGTCTATTGTACCTAACATTGTTAATGGAACGTACCTTCTTGCCTTTAAAGATGATGGCGGAAGACTTAGTGCAAATCCAGCATCAATAAAAAACATAAATACTAAACCTGATGTTTTTCCAAAACTAACAATTTTAGAAGATAGAGAAGATTTGGACAACCCACCTTTTCAAGGTGTAAGGGATGATTGTTTTTTTTCTGATGAAGTCAATGGTTTAGTTTTAGGTTCTACTGTTTTACTTGATGATATAAGTGATTTTGATGCAATAGCAGATTTTGATTTTATAGGTGATGTTGATTTTTTAACAGGTGGTCAATATTTCTTTAAATCAACTCTTGATCTTGGAGGAAAACAACCTTTAAGACTAAGAAGGCATTTTGTTACACAAGGTTTTTATCCTAATGACTTGTTTGATACTAGAACTGCAAATGTTGATACGTGGACAGATTTTGACGGGGCGACCGCCTTTAATGTGAACGCCACTCTATCGGTTGCTACAACTGATTCTGATCCTGATTTATCTGTATCGGCCACATATACAATTAACGATGGTTCTGGCGGTGCGGGTACAACAATCACAATCACAAAATCATCACATGGTTATAGTGTTGGAAGTCTTGTTACTCTTGATTTTACCTCTGGTACTGGTGTTGATGGTGATTATTTAATAGCCTCTGTTCCCAATGCAAATACTTTTATTTTAAATTCTGCAACCTCTCTAAATACAAGCGGAAACTGTACATATTCAGCAGAGTTTGAACCTTATCAAAAGTTTGTTAATGGTACATATATTGGCAGAGGTTTTAAATTCAAATGCGATTTATTATCGACTGACCCAGCCCAATCTATTGAAATAGATCAACTAGGATATTTTGCAGAGCTAGATAGTAGAACAGAAACAAGTCTTGGTAATGCAGCCGCTTCAAGCGGTGGTTTTATTGCATCTGGAGTGGCAACTAAATCTGTTGTTTTCACAGATAGTTTCTTCACAGGTCAGTCGGGTACTAGCGTTGCTGCTAACTCTGTTTTACCTTCAATAGGAATAACAATAGAAAATGCTCAATCGGGAGATTTCTTCACGTTGTCAAATATCACTGGATCAGGCTTTGATATAGATATAAAAAATGGATCTAGTCATGTAAACAGAAACTTTAAATATGCTGCTACAGGCTTTGGGCGTGGTAGTTAATAGTGGTTTAAGATATACTTAGAGAAAATTTTGGATTAGGAAATGGCACAACACGATTATGTTATAGATAACTCCACAGGAGCAAATGTCAGGGCTGATATAAATAGCGTTTTACAGGCAATAGCAAGTAACAATTCTGGATCTTCCGCACCCTCAACAACATACGCTTTTCAATTCTTTGCTGATACGGCAAATAATATAATGAAGATAAGGAACTCTAATAACACAGGATTTATAGAATTATTCCAACTTGATGGTACTTTTACACTAGAAGACGGCTCTAATAGCAGCCCTGCACTGGCATTTAGAGATGATTTAAATACAGGTATTTTTTCTGGTGGTGCTGATGAATTTAATATTGCAACAGCTGGTATTGAAAGATTTGTTATTAATAGCTCTGGCAACTGTGGTGTAGGTTTAGAAAGTCCAGCAGCAAAGTTAGCAGTTCATACAAGCACTTCAACTGATTCTTCATCTCAACTCTTTCGGATCACAACAGCAAATGGAGCGCTCTTTGGCATTGAAACCGATGAGACATCAAGCAATCCTACATGGAAGATTGGTGGGCTTGTAAATAGTGGTGCTGCTGAACCATTGGCTTTTTATCAATTAGGAAGTGAAGTAGCAAGAATAGATTCGTCTGGAAGGCTTCTTCTAGGAACTTCTTCTCAGCTTAGTAGTAGTAGTGAAAGACCTTTACAAATACAAGATACTGGTGGACCAAAAATTGCTCTTGGTAGAAATGACACTTCTATTAGTGATGGAAATACTATCGGAGGTATTGAGTTTTATGGTAATGATTCTGATGGGACGTTTGTAAATACTGCTTCAATTACTGTCAATGCAGATGGAACACATGGTAATAATGATAAACCAACAAGAATGCAGTTCTTTACAACTAATGATAATGGTTCATCACCAACGGAACGTATGAGAATAAAAAGCAACGGGAATGTAGGTCTATCTACCACTACACCTACTGAAAGACTTCATGTGTCAGGTAACATATTAGCTTCAGGGACAATTACTCCAAACTCAGACATAGCCTTTAAAAAAGACATAAAACCTTTAACAAATGTCCTTAATAAAGTAACTCAATTACTAGGAATAAATTTTACATACAAAAATAATAACGAGAAATCTATGGGCTTATTAGCTCAAGATGTAGAAAAAGTATTCCCAGAATTAATTAGAGGAGAAGAAGGTAATAAAAGTTTAAATTATATGGGATTAACTGGTGCATTGATTGAAGCAATTAAAGAATTATCAGCTAAAGTTGAAGCACTTGAAGCCGCTTAGTATAATACTTAAAATATCAATCTTTTATGACACCACAGGAATTATACGAAGAAACAAAATCTATTCTTGATTCTGAGATACAACAGGCACAACAGATTCAATCTCAAATACAAGCAAAACAACAACAATTAAATCAACTGACAACAGAAATAGTTGGTAATCAAAAATTACTTGAAGGACTTAAAAAAGTTGATGGTGTTTCAATAGAAGAAAACACTTAATATATAATCAAAGTATTTGAAATTATTATGGCTGTTACTTGGGATGTAGTTGCTTTAGATGCAACAAAAACTGTAGGTAGTTTGTCTGATGTGGTCACTGAAATTCATTGGACTGCCAGCGATGCTGATGGAGATCATATAGGTTCTTCTTATGGCTCTGTAGGACTTGCTGAAGCTGACAGTAAATCTTTTAAAGCTTATGATGATATAACTTTAGATGATGCTATTGCATGGGCTAAAGCTGCTTTAGGTGCTGATAAAGTTACAAGTATAGAAACATCTATCGCTACACAGATAACAGAATCTAAAACACCCACAACAACTACTGGTGTACCTTG